CCGCCGGTCTGCGTGCCGCCGAGCGCCTCGATCGGGCGCGCGGTCGCGATGTAGTCCTTCAGCGCCGCGATATTCGACTGGCCGAGATCGCGCGCCCATTTCTCCTGCGCCGGCAGCAGCCGGCCGTCGGAGAGCGCGGCGGTGACGGCCTCGTCGATCTCGCGCTGGGTGTTGCTGGCGGTCAACGCCGCGACCTGGTCCTGCAGCCCCTTCATCGTCGCGACCGGCACGTACTGGGACGGATCGGGCGCCTGCCTCTTCAGCGCGGCGACCTGCGTCTCCAGCTCGCCGCTCTTGTCGGCCTTCGCCTTCATCGCGGTCAGCGCGGCGGTGGCTTCCGCTTCGGTCGCGGTCTCAGGCAGGCCGATGCCGGCGAGAAGGGTCTTGAGTAGTGCGCTCATGTCATGCTCCTTTTCGGAAAAATCGAATTTGGCGGCGGCGCGGGCGGCCAGATCGGCCATGCCGTCCAACGCGGGGACGTTGGTGATCGCGGCCATCAGCATCTCCAGCACTTCGCCGCTGGCCGAGTCGTAGCGGAACACCGGCGAGAGGTAGCGGTACTCGCCGGCCTCGATCATCTGCTTCGCGCGCGCGGTCCATTCGACATCGGTGGCGTAGAGCCCCTGGCCTTCGCGCCACGCCATCGTCTTGAACCAGCCCGCGGCCGGCGCCGGCTGGCCGTTGGTGGCGGCCATCAGCGATTGATGCTCGAAGTCGATCGGCAGGCGATTGCCGCGCATCTGCGAGCGGCGAATCAGGCGGGCGGCCGATTGCGCGTCGATCTTCCACGCGGGCACGTCGAGCGCGCGCCCGTCGGTCGGGCGGAATTCGCCGGCGGGCAAGAGCTGGATCTCGGCCGCCGCGGTCAACGAGACGGCGAGCGCGGCGATGGAGTAGCGGGTTGCGGCGCGATTCACACGTTCAGCTTCATGGGGTCGATCGCAGGGCCTTAGCGGTGTGCCGTACACGCGCGATGATGCCGAGGCCGTACTACGGAGTCTTGGTACGGGAGTTGGGGAAATCAGGCGGGCGCGCCGCCGCCGGGATTCCACCGGCGGCGCACCACATCGCCGATGGCCTCCAGCGCGTCGGCGACCCACGGATCGGGCAGGCCGTCCAATGGAAACATCGGGCGCGCCGGAATGGTGACGCGCTTCACGAACACCGGCTTGCCGTTGACCATGAAGCGCAGCGCGCGGCCGGGCGCCGCCTCGATGGTCGCGCCGAACTGATGCACCGGCGCGTACGGCTTGTTGGTGCCGACTTCGACCGCGTCGCCCTCGATGCGATAGTCGATCGAGTTCATCAGCTGGCCGCTGTCGAGGAGCGGCTGGCCGGCGCGCGATTTCAGCGGCGCCCAGGGCACGCCGTACGGGCTCACGCTCGCGCGAAAGCCCTCCTGGATGCGGGCTTTCAGCACGCGGCCCACGGCATTCAACGCGGGCGCGGGATCTTCACCCAGCGCGAGCAGGCGGTTGAACGCCTCGATCAGCTCACGGTCGTCGATCTCTATGCGGGCAACCGTCATCGCGTCCTGCGCGCCGCCACGGCGGCATCCAGCCATTGGAGAAACGCGGCGCGCAGTTCCTGCGGCGCGGCTGCCGCTTTCTCGCGCGCCAGCGCGTCGGCCTCCGCGACGCGCCCCGCGCGGGCACTCGCGCCCGGCGCGTAGCCGAAGCCGGGATCGACGCCGACCGGCACCTGCACGATTTCGCCGCTCCTCGGGTTCGTCCAGTCGCGCGTGGGCGAGGGCGGCGCTTCATCGGGCGCGCGCTTGCCGAGCCGCTCCAGGTCGCGGTCGTTCAACTGGATCACGGTGCAGCGGCAGTTCCAGCCGTTGGGCGGCGTGTGCGTCTTCCACCACGGGTCGTCGGCGCGCAGCACGGTGCCGTTCCAGGCGCGGTGCTGCGGGCGCGTGCGCGCATCGAGCACGGCGGAGTACATGACGTAGGGCGCCGTGTTCCGGTTCTCCTCGATGCGCTCCCAGTGGCCGGCGGAATAAGCGGTGCGGAGATTGGTGTCGTAGATGGTCTTCAGCCGGCGCGGGCTGCCCAGCTGGACTTCTTTTTCCTCGCCGGTCGCGGGGTCGGTCATCAGCGCGCGGCCCCACCAACCGCGGCGTACCAGCTCGGGCGCGAGCTCGTCGCGGAAGCGCTTCAACGTCCAGCCCTCCGAGATCGCGCGGTCGACGGCGTCGCGCACGTCGGAGAGGAGATCGAGGTCGAGCATCTTGGCGACGGTGAACGCGCGGTCGTGCTCCTCGTGCAGCATGTCCTGCCAGGCGAACGACGGATTCAAGCCCTTCGCGCGGAAGAACTCGACCGCCTGCTCGGGCGCGAGGTTGAAGTTGACGGCGGGCACGGCTAGGACGCGCGCCTGACCGGCAGCGTCAGCTCCAGCACCAGGCGCCGGCCGCCGCTGGTGTCGACGCGGGCGCGCAGCTCGTAATTGGCGCCGTTAACGCCGGCCTGCACGCTCTGCAATACGTTGGTCCCGTCAACGACGGCGGCGCCGTTCAGCATCGCGCCCACGGCCGCGTCGGTGCCCGAGAGCACGGCGATCGCCACGTCCTGGCTGGCGGCGACGATGGTCTCGCCGGCGAGATCGTTCTCGAACTTGAACGTGGCGGTGATGATCTCTTCCGCGTCTTTGGTGTCTGCCAGGCTCATGCGCCCACCTCGAAAGTGCGGCCGCGCGCGACCGACTCGAACGAGCGCGCGCGCGCCGTGCTAGTGAACGACCGGCCGGTCGCCTGGGCGACGTAGCGCGGGTCGATAAAGAGGATCAGCTCGCTCTCCAGCGTGCCGGAGGCGAGGGCCTCGGCGATGGCCGCGCCGGAGAACTGGATCAGCGTGGTGAGGCTGCCGGACGCGCTCGCGGCGGCGATCGCGGCGGCGTTCAGGCGGATCTGCGCGGTGAGGCCGCCCGCGGCGGCGGCGGCGGCGAGCGCGGTGCCGGCGAGCGGGATGCCGGTGGTGAGGCTCGCTTGAGCAATCACTTGCGCGAGCGCGGCGCCTGCGAGACGGATGTCGGTCGTCAACGCGCCCTGGGCCACGGCCTCAGCGATCGCCGCGGCGTCCAGGGGGATCGCCGTCGTGAGCCCGGCCTGCGCGAGCACCTCGGCGAGTGCTGCGCCGGAGAGCACGATCGCGGTGGTGATCGTGCCGGTCGCCGCCGCGCTGCTCGCGGCGTCGCCGGCCAACTCGGCGGCGGGGCCGCCGGCGGTGGCCGTGAATCCGAAAAATAATCGAAAGCCGGCCACGTCACGCCGTCGTCAAAATACAGATCGACGCATCGGCCCATTCCTTCGGGTCGGTCTGGTCGATGAACGCGATCATCACTTTGTCCGCGGTCATCTCGGTGGCGGAGAGCGCCACCTTGATGCTGATGCCGGCCGCGGGCTCGACCGAGGGCAGCGTGGCGAGGTTGGCGAAAGCGCCGCCGTCCTTGCTGATCTTGACGTCTCCGGCCGCGAGCGTGGGGTTGGCCTTGAAGGAGCCGGGGATGCTCATGTCGGCGAGCGAAATATTGAACTCGAAGTCCTCGCCGTTTTTCGGCGGGTTCCAGGGGGCGGCCATGTCAGACTCCCAGCAGGTAGGTGGGTTGCGCGTTCAGCATGTTCATGTGAGACACTCGGGCAAACAAAGCGAAGCGACGCGTGCCACTATTGATCGCGGCAACCGCGCCGCCCGCCGTCGAGAGCCCGGCGTAGGTGTTCTCGTCCAGGCCGTGCGATCTGAGATCAATCCCCGCATTCACGTCGTAATAGGCCAACGTGACGGCGGTCGCGGAATTCTGTTTAACCCCCGAAAAATAGGGAGTGTGCGCCGCGATTGAAATGGGAGCCGCGAAAGGTTGATCCAACCAGCGCACGCCGGTCGTTCCCATCACCTGAGGGTCGTAGCTTACGGTGCCGCCCGATATTGGCGTGGGCGTGCCCAAGGGGTCCGACCAAAATCCCAAATCAAAATTAGTGGTTGAGGCTGTGCCGATCAGCCCCCTGATCGCGTCAAATTGGCAGTCATACGGCATCTGGATGACGTTGCCGAGAATGTTGGTATTACCGACATTGGTTGTCGAGCCGGAGGATGCCGCGACAAAAGACCCCTGAAGCCATCCGATGCTGCCATCATCAAACGTGAGGATGATGCTGGGCATCGTTTTTTCATTGGCATAAGTCGGCCCGGCAGTAATAAGCGTTGCAGTGGGATTGTGCGTCTCGACGCTGTTGCTGTTGTGCCCGCTGACGTTCAACGACTGCACGCCAGACACAACGTCCAAATGCAGGCAGACCGCAATTTTGTCGCCGTGCGCGACCGTGAACGGCGTACCGCTCGCCATCGCGATCTCTTTCCAGCCAATAACCGGAAAGGAATCGGTCCCGCCAATCGAATCGGTGTAAACATCGAACGCTGCCGCGCCGATGGTGGCCCGCGCCACCGGGCCATTGGAGAGGTCGATGGAACTGTTTTTCTTGACTCCGCAGCGGTGGGTGGC